TTTAGGTGATAGCGTATTAGCAATATTAAATGTAAATCCTTCAGCATCTAGAGCGATACGGCTTAATTCTTCGCCAGTTGTACCAACCACATTGGTTCTTGAATAAGTGACTGCATCAGAGACAACAGCATAAGCATTTCTAAAATGTTGAGTGGCGCCACTTAAAACAACTGGTTCAACTGGTCCACTTGCATTGCCATGATCGTCTTGAATTAAAGCTGCTTGAAAAGTGAATTCCCCCATAACTCGGCCAGCATTAACGGAAATATTTAAGCTGGCGAGTTTGCATCCATATGCATAAGTACGGAAACCAACGCCATCAACTCTAAAGCATAGAGAAGATACCACTTGACCGCTTGAAGTACCATAAGGAGTGTACCAAGTTTGCATTGGATAAATAGCGGTTGGATTTGCACTAAATGCAGGAGAAACGCCAATCTTACCAGCTCCACCACGATTATTGGCGGTCACTGATGAATATTCACATCTTCCATTGATGAGGGAAGAGACAACGCCACCAATCTTATAATTTGTATTTGTAGTAGTTGGCGTAAATACATTCTCATCATCAGCAGTGACGGTATCGCTAGAAGTAAAGCCGGCGAGATTTGTGAGAAATCCAGCATTTAATAACTTCCCTAAGCCGGTTGATGCATATGTATTGGCACCACTGCCAACGGTGGTGAAATCCATTGTGATTTGCACTTGACCGGTGCGTCTTTGTACTCGACTTGATCCACTCCAGACGGTATCTGGTTCGGGAGGCAAACCATGAGGCCCATCTCTTGTCTCAAGTCGTTCATTTGCAACAACATCGCCATAAATAACAACTGGATCTCTTTCACATGGTAAAGAGATGAAAGACAAGCCACTGAAATCGGGCAAGCCGGTTGATGATGATAAGCTGCCAAATGTTGCTTCAGTAGCAACGGAAATTGATCTATGTGTGACTGTCATGTCAATCCTCCAAATAGAGTAAAGTAAAAGGTAAAATCAAAAGATAGCCAGCTTGAGATGGATCATTTTGGATCTCCTGAGAAGTGGCTTGACCTGGTATGAGAGAAGTTATTCCAGTATTTGAAAAATCATAATCGGGTTGCTTCAAGGTGTCGATCAACTTGCTTGAGTCTTCTGCTATCATCCGTTCAAGCAATCCACGATCTCCACCTACATCATATCTTATTCTCAACGATAGCTCAATTCTCTTTCTGCCACTGATACCGGCTTGACCGTCATCTTGAGCAAGAGTATTGAAGGCAATATCAAACAAGCGATTTTGATTTGATCTGCTCTCAAGCGATAATGTATTTCCTTGAGCGTCTTTGATGCAAATAAAATGATGATAAGTATCAGTCTTTGGAGTGATAGACTCTATTCGATCAATAAGATGATCCAGTGCGTCATAAATTCCCATAATTATTCTCCAAGTAAATTCGCTTTAACGATTTCAATCAACTGATCAACTTCTTTTTTTGCAAGACCAATAAAGCCGCGATCTTGATTGACTGCAAAGCCATAATCTTGCACCGGTGGCAGAAGGCCGATTGTAAATTTAGTATTGCTTGAATCAAGCACAACAAAATTTTGCAGCATCATTCCCGATAGAGTTAAATCAACCGCCGCAGTTTGTCCTTGAATAGCACTTGATCGCTTTCTAGACTTCTCTTTATATTCAGCATATCCGCCAAGAAATAACATACTATTGGGCTTCTTTATCCCGCCTTTTGGTTTGAGTCTTTTATAGGTTGTTGACTTATAAGAAATGTAAATAGGCTTGTTTGAATATGGTCTAAACTTGTTAAGATTATAGTCTAAACCTTTGTAAATTCTGATCTTGATGATTGCTAGGATATCTTGAGCGATTGCAGTCATAACTGGCTTAGTTAAATTTAGCGCCGGCAGATTTAGGCTTAGAGTCGCTTTCATTTACCATCTCATGTTTCTAGCAGGAATGAATTGAGCTTCATATTCTCCAACGACTCGGCCGGCGAAATTTCCTCGAATGTCTTTACTGGCACTTACTCGCTGATTGTTTTCAGTTGTCTGAATGATACCATCAGTATTTAAATCTAAACTGATTGTCTTCATAGATAAATCAGCCAATTCAATCCCTCTTGCTCTCATTTTTTCGCTTAAATCGATATTGCCATTAAGCTCATGGATACGAGCAATCGCAAGATAAGCATGAGCCTGTAGCAAATCGTGTGAATTATGTATATCATCTTCATCAACATCTCTTGGAACGATTAAATCTCTCACATACAAAGCAAGCTCATCAAGTGATGATGATATTTGCTCTTCAAAACCATTGGATCTTCTAGGTGCTAGATCAGCAACATGGGGGAAAATTGAGCACAATTTATTATGATCTAAGCCAGTATCAAAAGGACGGGGTACAACCTTTAAACTTCCCTTTTCAACTCGATTAATTGTCTGTGTGCCTTCACTTTGTATATACTCAACAGCATAAGCAATTGTTTGCTTAGATGCTGTGATGTTGGAGGATGAGCAAGTATAAAGCCAACTCGCAAATTGAATTGTTGAGTTTGCATTAAAAGATATATCTCTAGGAAGTGGATCAGCCAAAACCAATTGATTGCCGGCTATTCGCACAATTTTGATTGCAAAAAAAGTGTCTGCATCAGTCAATAAAAATGCATCACTTTGAAAAGGCTTTAAAGCGGTGGCAGATGCTGATAAAGTTATTGCTCGCCTATCCCTATCTAAATCAGTAGCCACTAGATCAGATCGTCCTTGAGTCATAGCGCCACCAACTGATCCACCTTCAAGATAGAAGGCGATTGATGGAGTGCCACTTAAGGGAGCTGGAGACTGCCAAATGAAATTATAGTTTTTGCCTTGTTGCGCTTTTCTCATGTCGTTATATCCTTTATCTCGCTATCTGAAACAACCGTTAAATTATTGACCTTTAGAAATCCCTTGCTCACTGGCGCCCAAGAGTGCCGGCAATTATAGCCGCCGCCTGATGTCAATGGTGGACCACTTGAAGGCTGACCATTATCGAGCTTGATGATTTGTTTTTTAGATAGCACTTTCCCAACCAACTTGCGACAAAATGGTCTAGTGATGCCGTCTTTAGGTCCTACATAAATAAAATTCTCAAGGCCTGCCTCATCAGCATTTAAAGCATTGATTGACCGGCCAAATTCGGCGATCTTCGTTCTGGCTTGAGTTGTGCCTATGCCAACAGATTTATCAAATGCCACTCTCATTTGATCAAGCACCGGCTTTGAGCTTCCCACGATTATTGCAGTTGTTGCCATGTTGCGAATTGCACTACTTAGAGACGGCAAGATTTGAGCATCAAAAACTTGTGATGAGGTTTGTTGAGCTATTGCCTGCACAATAGCAGGAGGAGCTGATCTAAATTCTGGATCAATTTCAATCGTTGCTTTATTGATCATCTCCACTATGTCCACTTGAGACCGCTCAAAATATGTCAAAGCGTCTCCCATGCCACTTGAGATTAAAAATGATTTAAGCTCATCTGGCGACATACTAACAAGCATCTGTCCCTGACCTTGTTGGACCATTTCAGCGATTGCACGATATAATCGATTTGTCGCTTTCTTCATTTCTTCTTCAAAAGTCTTAGCTGAATTCACTTCTTTGATCAGTGTATCCAACCTCATTTTAAGAAGAAGTTTCATTTGTGGATTGCGTTGATCAATCCATTGCTTCCTGAGGTCCTCAATTGCCTCTTTGTCTGCACCTCCCGCTTCTGCTAGGTGCACCACACTATTGAAAAGACTAAAGCAATGAGGACAATACATAGGAATTTAATCAAACTTAGGCTAAGCAATCAGTAAGCAAGAAACCATAATTTTGAGCGATGATCTTGTCTTGATGTGTGTGTTCCATCCAGACGGTTCTCTTTGTTGTTTCAAGATCATCAAATGCTTTTGTTGAGAAACCTTCATAAACGAAATTCAAAGCGGCCACTGGCATAACCTTGACGCCGTTCTTGTTGGCAACTGCATCAGAGCCCTTCATGATACCCATAAAAACACTGTCATCGGTCCAAATTTGAGCTTCAGAAGAAGTTAAACCAGCGTTTGCAGTTTCTCTTCTAGCACTGCCAACATGTACATTTGGGATCCCTAAGACTTCTTTGAGAACGGAAATGACCATGTCATCCTTCATCAAGCGGTTGCCAGCAGCAGTACCGGAAGGAGTAGAGCCAGCAGTGAAAAATCCACGCACTTCAGCATTGCGAGATAGCGCTCTTAAAGCACCATAACCAAGCACCAAAGTATCTGGCAAGATACCATGACTATTTGCACGAATAACATCAATCAAAGCATGAAGATCGGTTAAAGGTTCAGCCCCTGCTTGATTCCATTGTGTACCATTTGATCCACTTGCTAAAGCAGATAAAGCAGATGTATATGATCCCCAATTTCCGGATGCAAAAAGCAGATTTGCAAGTCTTGTTTCTCTTGCCAATAACATGGATCTTTGCACTTTTTTGAAAGATCTTTGCTCTTCGCTACCTGGATATTGAGAATATTTGATGTCTTCAAGAGCAATGTCATCAGCCAAAGAATACATTTTAGCTGAAAAGGTGGTGCTTGAACGGTCAAAGTTGCCAATTCTTTGACGGCTTGCTCCTGGAGCTCTTTGAGCATCAACATCTGGGGATCCCATGAAGTTGCGAGTCTCTTCAATGAGAAGAGTACCGGTTGGACCGATTGCGTTAACATCAACTGCTTCAATTACTTGATCTGCAATCAGCTGGCTATCGCTGGGGATTGCTTCAATGGCAAGACTGCGAAGAATTTCATTGACTGGATGAAGATTTGTATATGATGGATTTGCCATTTACTTAGACTCCTAAAGATACATTGACGAGAATTTCGATTTCTTCATTTGCGCTTGCTGCGGTGTTTGCAACATTTGGCAAGAAACGGCCTGCGATAATTTGAGTGCTACCGGCTGAGCCGTCATAAGCATAAACTTTGCCAGCAAGACCAGGCATAACAAAAAAGTCAGTGCCGGCGGTGATTGTGCCACCAGCAACAACACGAGAAATACCGCTGATGCAAACATTGATTGCATCACCACTTACGCCGGTAAGTTGAGCAACGCCAACAGGGATATCGGTGGCAGCGGTGCAAGGTGTAACTTTGCCAGCATTATCAAGCTTGACAAGAGTCAAGGCAGTGACGGATGCAGATGCAATGAATGTTTTATAGATAGAAAAATTATTAAGACTCATGGTTTTATCCTTTGAAATGCTTGATGTAAGCGTCTGGTTGTTCGGTTCTCATCACATTTAAAGCCTCTGAAAATGTGATCCCTTTGGCCTTCTTGATTTCATTTACTTGATCAATAAAGCTGATTTCTTGCGCAGTGCTGGCGTGTCCTTTTTCAGAAAGATTGACGGCTTGATTTGCCTTTCTTTCGCTGAAGGATTGCCAGATAGCGGGGAATTTATCTTTGATATCATAGGCTGATTCAACTGCTGAAATCTCACTAGGTGCGATCTTGCCAGTGTTGAGAAGACCGTCAACAACAAGCTTTCTTTCTGCTTGATGTTTTTGAGCGGTCAAAGCCTTCACTTGCTCAGATAAGGAAGTAACTTGAGCATTCAATTCGTTCATCAGCTTAGCGCTTGCCATCTCAGACAAAGCGGCGGCTTCTGACATCTTCTTCTCATCTTCCATCATCTTTTTCTTGTCTAGGTTTTCACCTTCAAGCTCGATCTCCACCTTTTGACCGTCTGCCATACTGGCATCATCTTCTGGCGCTGAAAGCTGATCATTTTCAGATTTTAAGCCTTCAATTTGAGCTTCTAACTGCTTGACGAGTTGATCTTTTTCTAGCACCAAAGTGGCCAGTTGATCAACTGTCATAGCTTTTAATTCGTCTGGATTCATTATGTTCTCCATGAGTAAAACACGACTGATTTTATTTTTAGATTGTGCTGGTCTAGCGGTCAAAGTCACAGCTTGAAGTTGAGCAAAACCAATCGGCTTCGGATCGCCTTCTCTTGCAAAGACTTCACCAACTAAGAATTCTGGTGATGGATATAAAACGCCTTCACTGGCCTTCACTAGATCAAGACCAGCTTGAGTATATAGTGGCTTTACAAAAAGTGCATCTTCTTTGATATACACATCTGCAATCTCACCATACGCCATGGATTGAGCTGGCGCCGTTGGTCCGTTATTCATAAAGGGAGATGATTGATGATTCCAGTCAATGATGACCGGATCAGTCTCTTTTCTATCTTTAAAAACTCTTACCATCTCTTGCAAGATATCAATTGAAATTTCTTGAATAGTCTCGCCGTTGATCCGGCTGTTGACCTTACCCAAAGAAAGCACTTTAATGTCTTGTCCTGGATATAAAGCAACTTCCCCCAACCGGATTCTTTCTCTAAATGTCTTAAAGTCAGTACGATTGGCGGCCTGCATGGAAGTCTCTGACAATGCTTTCTCTTTCGCATCGGCTCTCTCCATTTGTGCTAAAATCTTCTTTGACCAAGTGAAACCTGCATCACCTCCCCAACCATCCCAAGCCTGCCTTCCCTTGCCATACTCTTCCCAAGTGGAGCCTTGTTTGTCGACTTCGTGTCTTGTAAAATAGGCCACCATTCTTTTAATGGTCTCTGGTGATAGGCTGACTCCATTTGATAAATCTCTTGCTCGAGCAATACCCACCGCCGTCATGCCACGCTTTGAAGGTGGTTGCTCAGCCCGTTTCTTTAGTGCCCTGATCGCTGCGTCTCTTACCCCTTGAGGTGGAGTAAAATCAATTCCCTCATATTTTTTAGGAGCATTGAGATAAGCGCCAAAGCGTCTATTCATCAATCTTTGTTTTGCCAAAGAGATTTGTTTTTCATTCATCTGATAGCTCGCAATCTCTCAGCCATCGCCAAGGCTGGATTTTGTGCAACTGCTCGATCTTGTGCGGTTCTAGTGGCCTCCATTGGCAACTGACCGGCGCCGATCTTTTGTCTGATAGCACGCTCAAGATCATCATCTGGCGTCAGTAGTTGAGCTTGTACTAAAGAAGGCAATGAGATCAAAGCGTCTGCAAGTGCATCAGCATCTAGGCCGGTATGCACTAAGCGGGGGAGTTTTGTTGTCTCGATGTTTCCATAATTCCAACGAATAAGACGGCCAATTGTGCCGCCTCCCCGTCTATCTTGTCCACTGATTGCACTGGCCACCAGGTCAAGAAAATTGATACACGCCCTTCTAAAAACGGATAGATGCACTTCACCGACTGATCTTGATCCAGTGTCGGATATCCCCAAATTCATAAATTGAGCCATGAAGGCTTGAGAAATTTGATTGTCGCACTCTTGAATAACTTGCAAAGCGCCACCAGCATCAAAGCCGGCCGATCCTCCATAGGTGTCAAAAGAAACAATATTATTTTCAACTAAATAGCTTTGCTCCTGCACAACATAGGCCTGCGCTTGTTGCTGAGCCTCATTGATCATTGCCTCAACATCACCACTTGAAATTCCCATCTGATCGATCGCTTGACGATTGACTTTAACAATTGGCGTAGGCACAGCCCATTTCTCAAGGCCGATAGCCATGAGAGTGGCGGACCGTTGTTTCTCTTTCCACCACCACCAGCACGGACGCAAAAGGCCAATCCCTTCAAAGTTTGATCCGGTTCTATTGAGAGTCAAAAGTAAAAGTTTTGACGCTGGGATAGGTTCGGGATTTACCCCGCCGACCATGATTTGAATAACACCATCTAAATTCTGTTTGTCAGCTGATAGCCATTGCTGATGAGATGAAGGCTCACGGTCAGCGTATCTTTTAAGAAAGACCTTCTCTTTTCCTAGTGAGTCTTTAGCGACATAATAAATTTCTTCTGCATATCTCCAACCATGGGGAATAAATTCTAGAAGATAATTTAGTTGATCTTCAAAAGACAATTCCATCATCCCCGGATATCCCTTAAATCCAAAGGCCTCATTGGCAAATCTTGCCAACTCTTCACTTGTTTGATCGCCGTCTTTACCAGCCTTAAATTCCCACTTTGCAGATAACAAAGTTTGCTTGACCAGGCTCCAAGACCGTCTGATGATTGGATCAGTGGCCAGCATATCTTCCGCTTCTCTGGTCCATGATCTACCAGATAAGGCCGGATTTTGCTCCTTGCCAGTGATATACCCGCCTTGAATAGATGTTCCACTGATCCCATAAGATTGAAAATGTGGTCTTTCTTGAGATAAATACGGCATCTCTTGAGTGGATCTTGTCATGGTCATATATGGGAATGAAGTCATTTGTTCACCTTAATCAATTAACTTATAT